AAGCTACTATGATTTTTGAAGCAGTATTACCTCCAAATGGATCAGCTTGTAAATTGTCTTGTGTAAGTGAAGTCCCAATAGTCATAAAACCATCAACCCCAATTTGAGTAAGGTTAGTGCGTATAATGTTTCTAATTCTATCAGAAAAAGATACATTTACCTCATCTCTTTCACTTAGCTCATGAAAAAAATCTGTACCATCTAAAGGCACATCAGGATTGACTGATTGTAACAGCTCTGTAGATATTTCAAAAGACTTTAGACCAGCTTTTGATTCTGAATATCCTCCTGAGTCTTTTGTAGTAACATCTCTTAAATCTACACTTGTACTAAATGATGCTTGTGTGCTATAAGCTACAGGGTCAAATATTGCTGATGATCCTGGTGTTACTATCTCTATGATAATTCCATTTTCCTCAAATGTAGCTGTACCATTAGTTATTTCTAATGTAGGAACTATTCCGTTAGCACCATTTTGAAAATCTCTGTAAGTATAATCACCATCTGTATAATCTTGACCACTCTCATCGGTATAGCCATAACTTCCTACTAAATTTAGGCTTATAGATGCTATTAAGTTTGAACCTGTATTAGTACTAGCAATATTATCGACAATACCATCTGTAACAACACCACTTGCATTAGTTACGTTATTTAAAATAATGTTAGTGTTATTCTCAAAATCAAGTAATGGTGTTGCTGTCAACACTCTAATCCTTGTCTTTTGTTTATCTGGACTAGTCGTCTTAGCATATACCAATAAATCCGATGCGTTTGTAATTGCCATAATAATTGGATTTATAAGTTAATATTAAGATGGATTCTGCTCTAATATACCTGTTCCTGTTAAAGAAATTGAGTAAGTTGCGTTTTCTTCGACTCCAGCATCTAATGAGAATGATGTGATAATTGCATTTCCTCTATATAGCATACCTGATAATCCAAAATCACATTGAACAGCTGCGCCTAATAACATTGTGTCAAATAATTCCTCTGAATCTGCTTTACCAGCTACTCCAGCTATTTCAATAAATCCCTCTCCTGATAATTCCCAAGATTTAAGGCCACCTAGATTAGCTTGAAAGCCTCCTGATGATTTAGTAGTTGAATCTCTAAGATCTAAACTAACTGATAACGATGCTGATGTACAGTGAGCTATTTCTTGTTTTGCTGTAACGCCACCTGATGTTGTTGTAACACTTAGCACTACATTTGTTGCGTTTTCTATTCCCGCCATTTTACTTTTTTTTGTGTTTACTAATTTAGTTAATTATTCTTAATCTATATGTACTTTCGATGTAATAAAATTTGTTTTCACCATCGAAATCGGTTGTCTGTGAGTCTAATACACAGCTTTGAATTTTAATTGTGTTATAAGTCCCCTCAGCTACTTTATCTAACAAATGTTGTATTCTTACAGCAACTTCTACTGCATCAGAATACTTAGCCATAAATGACTCTATTTGTAGTGTTACTTTTGTAAGGCCTGGCTTATCTGTTGTCTTTGTATATTCATTGTCAACAGCTAACACATCATAATAAACCCCTTTTTTAGGGCTTGATGTATATATTGCGCTGGGCTGTATATTAGTAGCTCCTCCTATTAATGTTGTTAATGTAGAATCTCCTGATAATATATTATATATCGCTTTTCCTGTTTCTAAGCCTATTGCTGCCATTACTTTAAAAATTTCATTGCTGCCTTAAATATTTCTTCCTCTAACATGCTCTCAGCTTTGCTACTTGTAGACTCAAAGGCTTTCTGTGCGTATCTCCTACCATCAAATTCAACATTATAGCCTGTATCATTTCCAAACTCTACCCAGTGGCCCACATAACCAGCATTACCCCATTTTCTCTTAACTCTCGGGCCTACATATATACTAGGAAACTTTTTACTTCTACCTGTAATCTTACCTATAGATTTCTTTAGATCTCCACTATTGCGTTTATATTTAGCATTTGAGTAATCTCTACCACTTGGCTCAATATTTGCTCTCATAGCCTTTACTAATGGTGTTGCTGCTTTACGCATACCACTTAATAAAACCTTTTTTGTAAGGCTTTTACTAGCTTTAAATAATGCTCTGTTTATTCTCTCTGCGCCCTCTATTTTAGCAAATGGTTTCACTCTTTAGTCTGTGCTATTATTTCAATATATGCTTTATTTCCTTGCCCTTTGTAGCTCACGCCTTGTATATCAAATTCATCACTATCATAGGTAATTGTATCTTTAGCGCTTACACTCTTAACTACATTATCATATCTTATTGTAAATACAGCTTGTCTTACGCTTGATAGTATGCCGCCACTTAACTTTTCTTTAGCTTGTACCCATTTGATAGCTGCGTATTTATTTACGTTTGTATCAGCTGCTGTAAAGCCTCCGTATTGAGTTTCTTGTGTAAATGTCTTTAAATTTACTTGTATTTTATATCTAAATAAACCAGCATCCATCTATTTCCACATATAATTTTTGTACTGATTTATTATTCTTTGGTAACCAATTGGCAGCTCCTTAGGGCTTCCAAATGTTACTGCTTTTCTATTATCATAGAAATGGCCTAGTAGTAAATACATTGCCATTTTTAAAGTCTTTGTTTCATCGCCATTCTCAGGCTCAACACTATATTTAATCTCAATGGCATCTAATCTATCTTTTAGAGTAAATGTATTTATAAGCTCTACCTTTGGCATGCCCATATAATTAACCCATCTGTAATCTGTATCTTCTACTAATGTAGTAAGCACATTACTACTATTATAATATTTTACATGCTTTGTGCTGCCTAATTTACCTGAGTATCGTAGTTCAAACACTCCATAATCAGCCCACTTTTCAAAATATTCTGTAACATCTAAATCTACAACAGCTGTATTAGTATCTTTTACTACTTGCATACGAGCTATCTTAATAAGATCTGTAATGTAGGCATTGTCATCAGTATGATCAACACGCAAGTAAGCCCTAGCTTCATCTAAGGTAATAACCTCTGTGCCTGAGTAATCTTCTATTTTTGCTTGTTGTGCCATTCTTTAAATTTAAAAAATAGGGATGGTGTTACCCACCCCTATTATCATTATTTACTATTTACGAATCAGTATCAGTAAATGTTTGTAATGTTTGTGTTGGTCTTGCAGCTTTACCATCTACTAAAGTAGTAACTACCAATCGGCCTAGACCTTTTGATGCGTTAGTATATGGATCAAATAATACAGATAAACCTCCAAATTGTCCTAAGTGAATATCAGAGAAATCACCAAATAACATATAATCACCAGCTCCAGCTGTACCATTTGCAGCACGTCCTACGTTAGAAGAAACATAGTAAGGAATGGTGTTAATTGTTTTTTGGAAATTATCCATAAATCCAGCTACATAATCAGCGCCAGCTAATGCTTTTGCAGCACCTAAACAAGATGCGTTAAATACATAAGCTAAACGAGCAGCATTAGGATTGATGTTATTTGCTAGTACAGCAGTTTCTACTCCTAATAAATCAGCAATAGCTATTGCAGTTGTACCTGATCCGTAAGAAGTTGCATCTGCAAAGATAGAGTTTGGCCCACCAGCTGAAGCATCAGCAGCAGCTAATAAGTTTGCTTCCCATTGTGCAGTAATAGCTTGAGCCATGTTACGCTGTAAAGCTGATTCCACGCCTGGATTCTGTGCCATCAATTCAGCACTCATTCCTACAACAGAAATCAATTTGTTAGGCTCTAGTGTTACAGTTGAGAAAGATCCTGATTCAGCTACATTTGCTGAAGCATCTAAATTCTCACCAATAAATGATGCACTTACAGATGATACAATAGGGAATTTTCTATCAGCAGTTAAGCCTGAGTAGAAATTAGCACCAGCTTGAGCAAGTACAGAATTAGATTGTAGTTGGTCAATAAAAGATGCTACTTCAACACCAGCTTGCTCACCTAATGCAGCACGCGTTTGTAAAGCAATAGCTGGAACAGCTACCCCTCTGAACATTTGTCCTGGAGCTTCCATACGAGCCTCAGTGTCCATTTCTTTGATGATTCCATCTAGTTGGCCTGTGTAAGCTGCTTTAGCTACAGCACCGAATGAGAATCGCTTAAGGTCTTTGTCAGTTTTAGCTACATCTTGAGTCTTAAAAGAAACAGGATTGTTTTTAGCTAGCTCTAAAGAGCGCTCAAGGCGATCAATTCTAGATGCTAAATCGTTTACATTTTTCTCTGTAGTATCAAAAG